TTCGCCCCGCCAGGGCGTCCTTTTGGATAGGTGCGGCTGGCGCCGTGGCTGTGTTCTTGAGCAGCGTAGCGGGTGCCGCGGCGTGGATGACAAGCGTCGACACAGCCCTCACGCGAACCGCTGAGGCAGCGTCCGCGAACACGAAAAAGATCGAGACAATGGCCGAAGCCCAGCAGAAAACCAACGAAATCCTAGCTCGAATGGACGAGCGGCTGAAGTCGATCCAGAGCCAGGGCAGGCCTTGACAGGTGCTTGATGAGTCTAATGGCTCGACAATTCGAGCAAGTCTACAGAGCCATCAGTCAAGACATCTACAAGTTCTGTGCTGCTGTTAATTTCCATCCTACGTGGCAGCAGAGGCAGCTACTTGATGCCGTCCAACGGGGTGACAGCAAGATAGCCTGTCGATCGGGGCAGGGGCCGGGGAAGTCTCGAACCTCGGCGGTGGTGGGCCTGTTCCGTTTGATCCGCAAGCCGTGGTCGAAGCTCGTTGTGACAGCCCCTACGATGAAGCAGTGTAAAGACGTGTGGCTCGGGGAGGTCTCGCTTGTCCTTCGAGACGCACATCCGATGGTTCAAAAGCTGTTCAAGGTCACAAACACGCAGATCGGTGTGTGCGGACAGAAGCCCCGTGATTGGGGTGCGTTGCTCGTCACGTCCACGAGAACGGAATCCGCTCAGGGCCAGCACCGCAAGGACATGGATATTATCTGTGAAGAAGCCTCGGGCGTGAAGAGAGAGATCATAGAACAGTACAAAGGCACTTTAACCAACCCCAACGCCATGTTCCTTCAAATCGGGAACCCCAACACACGCGACTGTGCGTTCTTCGACTGTTTCACTCGGGACCGGGCGAAGTGGACGTGCCTTCACTGGAACGCCGAAGAGACCCCCGCATCGGAATGGTTCGATCCTAAACGCAACAAAGACCTCGAAGAAGAGTTCGGCAGGGATTCCGACGTGTACCGCGTCCGCGTGCTCGGCGAGTTCCCGATCGCCGATCCGAACTGCATCATCTCGATCGAGGACTTGGAGAAGTGCTTGGACAAAGGCCAGATGCTTTGGGCGTCTCAGATCAGGCGGCCGAATGGCAAACTGGCGCGACAGATCGGCCTCGACATCGCCCGCTTCGGCGACGACGAATCGGTCATTGGTCGCCGGCACGGGAACGCTCTGGTGTCGACGAGGGTATTCCACCACGTTGAGCCCATGAACGTCGTTGACGAGGCGTTCAGGATGCAGCACGACGCCTTCTGGAAGGACGAGGACACCTGGTACGTTCCGGACGCAGACGGTATTGGCGGCGGTGCGATGGCGTTGTTCTATGAGGCTCAGAAGAACGTCATGGAGTTCCACTCCCTGAATCACTCGATCAACAACCAGTATGAGAACCGGATCACCGAGGCGTGGTTCAACCTCGCGTCGCTGTGCAAGAAGGGCAAGTGCTACCTGCCCAAAGACCCGTTGATGATCCAGCAGCTAACAACTCGCCAGTATTTTGTCAATAGAAAAGGCAAGATAGTGGTCGAGAAGAAAGATGACTATAAGAAGCGCAACGGGGGATCGCCCGATAGGGCTGACATGGCTGTGATGACATTCTATGATGAGGTCGAGGCCGATGGATGGGTCTCAGGAACCCGCAGGTCCGGCAAGCGAGTAGGATCATCCGCCTACAAGGGAACGATAGGACGACGATGAACTGCCCCATCTGCGACAGAGGCACGCTGGCCGTCACCCACACGTACAAAACGCCGGGGGGCATGGCTCAACGTCGCGAGTGTTTAGCGTCGGGTTGCGGCACGGTGGTAACGACTCAGGTGGCGATCGTGGCGATTAACCCCAAGAGGGGGCGAGGGGCAGCCGCCCTTGCACGCAGGATGATCCGGGCTCACGAAAAGGTATCTCAGTCGCCCGAATCGTCGGCGTCGACCACGAGCGGCTCAGAGGCGATCTGAGCCCGCCTGTCGAGGATCGCGTCGGGGGTCTCCACAGCACACATAACGGAGCCATCCACGAACGTGATCGTGCTGCCCGGGGACGCGAGCCTGCCCGCGAGATTCGTCCGCGGGGAGATGTCCCGCACGTCCTCGGGGTTGATGTCGAACGACTCGCCCGGACCCTTGCCTCGAATAAACTCTGTGACTCGCATGATCATCTCCTGTTACGCGGCGACAGCCGCTTTGTCGTGGAAGTTTCGCCAGATGCCATCAACGCTATGAGCGTACACGAGCACGCCCGTGCCCGCCCCGGCACCCTCGCCAGCCTTACGGCCATTGGACGCGAAGGCAATGAACAGACCCGACGTAGGCAGGGCCGGCAGAGCAGCCACCGTGTACACCCCGACCTGAGAGGCGATCATCTTGTCGAGGCGGTGCTTGTAGTGGGTATTGTCTGATTTCTGCACCAGGAGGTAAGCGTATCCTGTGCCCGTGCCTCCGGGGAAGTCTTTGATGGTTTTCAGGGCCATGTTATATACTCACCGCTACGCTGTCGTGGGAGTTGATCCATGCAGAACCGTCACTGTACGCGAGCACGCCTGTGCCCGTCCCTGCACCCTCGCTAGGCTTACGACCATTCGATACGAAGGCCAACAACCCCTCGGTTGCCGGGGACGGAAGGGACGCATACGCATACTTGATCGCGGCGCCCGCCATAAGATCGGGGATAGGGATAGAGACATCGGCATCCCCCAGCACGAGGTCGGTGGACGCCGGGGCTGTATCTTCATCGAGTTCGTTGATCTGGATGCTCATCAGACTCCCGTATGTGCGTTGATCCACGCCGAACCATCATCAAATCGAACCTCGGGCACCCCTACTACAACCGCGAATAAGAACCGCCCGGCAAAACCGGGGGTTGTAGGTTCGGGATGCGCCGTGTTGGGGATGACTCGAAGAGGGTCGCGCCCTGCATATAGATTCTTGATCTTGACCTTCTTGTTGACCCCTACGGAATCATCTTCCTGGACAAGTAGCATGTCCTCTCCGTCGAGAGACACGTCCTCGTCAAGATCATCTATTGCTTGAATACCCATTAGAATCTAATCCCGTCCCCGGTGTGCGTTATTACTATATCGACGCCGCCGAGCGAAGACAAGAATGTGGCGTTGATCACGTCGCTGTCGAGGAACTGGCAGACGGGCGTTACGAGGCCCACGTCCACTTCGGCGAGGTTTGTGAAGGGCTGCGTTTTCACACACAGGCTCACACCCGGCGTGATGATAGAGTCAGAGATCACCACGAGGTCGGCCTGATTGATGATGTACACGCGATCGTTGATGCTGTGGGACGCCTTAACGGTGTTGAAGCGTGCCCTGATCATGTTCTTCAAGGTGTACTGGTAGTGGTGAGCCCTCCATGTTACCCCGTTGTCCACCACTGTGTCCCCTACGGTCTCGGGCCAATCTGGTTCAGAGGCACCGGACGTACCGCCAGCGGTTCTTACGTAACGAAGACCCGTTTGTTTGCCGGATGATGTGGGTTGAACCACGGAGCCTGAAGAGTACACGGTCGCCGCGGCCCAATCGCTGACCGCCACCACGTCTATATGTTCTAGGAAGAATACTTCGGAGTCAATCACGCAAAGCTGCCGCCCATTCTTCCACTGCTGCTCACTGGAACTGAGGTCGAGCACGTCGAGGATGTCAAAGGATGACGCCTCGAACGTAGGCCCCGTAGCCACAATATCGTCAGTGGAAGCGGACAGGGCATCGGACATTATCCCGCCCGACGCGTGGGTGTTCTGCAGCCCCACGACCTGGTAGTCCGCGGCGTCGATGGACGCATGAATGAACGCCCCCTCGATCTGATCGTGTGCCCTATGGCGGAACACTAGGATGGCGATGGAGGGCAGGTCCATACCGCTCGGAACAGTGTCGCGGCTCAAGAACGATTCAGGGGCTTGAATCCATGTGAAATCAGTGTCTTCGGCGGGGTCTAGTGTGGAATCTTGAGCGGTGTTGTCGTCCTGACCGGCGCCAGACTCCGTAACCGCCAGTGAGTCTAGGATACATTCGAGATCAACGCGAGGCGTGAACGTGTCACGCTTTACGGAGAGGATGCGAACGGTGCCTACGTTCTCGACCTCTGCGGCCATGCCGGGAATCAACAGGTTCGGCGACCGAACGCCGGCAAACGAGAACTTGGCGAGGTTGGCGAACGCCTCTTGCGACCGGCGATCCGCTATCTTGATCGCCGTGCCGATATCGGTGGGCAGCACGAGTTCGTTCTGTTCCTCGGTGAATCGACCGTGCTCAAGTGCCGATGAATCGTTGTCAATCTTGACATCCTGCACCTTGTACTGTAGCTCGATGTCGTTGAACGTGTAGACGATGCGGTCGATCACCGTGACTCGCGTGTCGATGTCAATCTCGGTCTCGGGTTGCGTGATCATGTCCTCGGTGATGGTAGGCAGCGACTCACCTGTCGTGTCACGGATCAGTTTGAACACCAGACGCCCCTCGTGCATCGGCATCATCATTCCCGTATCCGCCATGATGCTCTTTACGAGGTTGTCTATGGTGTCCCCATCATTCACTACCACGTTCCCGGGGATCGACTCGGTGTCGAGGATCGCAGAGATGGCTTGTAGCGATGTCTCGTCCAGATCATCGGCGGATAGACCTACCCCGTGGGGGAAGTTGCCGGTCAACAGCATGAACAACATGAACGCCGGATTGGTTCCGATTTCCGCACCGTCTGGAATACGGGCCTCCGCGAGCGGGATCACAGACCCGTCGCCATCGAGGGATGTTTCGAGATCGTATTCAAGCTGAGGCCACGTAGGGGTTCCCCCGAGGTTCTTGCCCGTCCACTGAATGTAACACATCAGAGGCCATCGGCTCCGAACACCTACCGCCGAATCTAGGGCGAGGTCTTCATTAATGGGCTGGTTCAACTCCCCCCAATAGATCGTGAAGCTGCCCCGTCCGGTGGAGACTGTGGTGCCGCTGGGGGACGTGGTACTGTTAATAGGGCCTTCCCATATCAGCTTGTTATTTTCACAGATGCCGTAGAGTTTCGTCGCGGGACCAACACATAGCAGGTGCCAGCCGTCTTCTTTGTACTCTTTCGCACCACCCCCACCGCCCCCAAGAACCCCGCCCTTGCCCCCACCGCTACTCTTACTGGATTTTCTACGACCCGCCCACGCGAACACGGCGCCTACACGGCGACGACCGATCAGCAGAGGCACGTAAGACCCTCGTTCGGAGAGCGTCGTAGGCTCGAAGCGACGGGATTTGTTCTTGGGCTTTGGGATGAGGAAATAGCTTGCGGCGAGGGCAGCAACACCTACCGCGAGAAGGATCAGGGTCTCGGGTCCGAACGCCAGAGTTAGGGGAGCGTGGAACGTCACAAAGCCCATCCCGGTCTGTAGACCCTGATAATTTCCTCGACGCCGTGAACGCTTGATTTCGCTACACGGGGCTTGACGGCGTGAATCACGCTGTACGGGTCTGCCCCCACTATCATAGCATGACCCGGCCTTTTCAACGACCCCGGATTTCTGACGGCACGGGCAACCAGCACATCACCGGGGCGCAGGGTGAAATCACGCACGACGCGGGGCTTGTAGGCTCGCAGCAACGCTGTGATTGAGCGGTACGCTGTTCTGGTGCTGTGGATCGACGCGAGTTGGGGGAGCCTCGGCACGAACGTAGGCTCGACCTTAGAGGCCAAGGAATCCATCACCCCCGCGATCAGTTGCACGCAATCGACGCCAGCCCCTCGGCATCGCTGCCCGGCTTGATACGGCGTGCCGATCCATGCGTGAGCGGCTTCCCGAACACGTTCATCGTAACCCGTGCCCCAAGGCTCCCATGTGTATTGCTCGTTCGTCATACTTCGATCAGGGGATTTCTGGCGGGGATCGCTATCCCGAAGCCTCCGAAGTGTTCTTCGTTATCCCACACGTCACGACACGTGGAGATGTTCTTGTCGCACCCAGGCACCAGCGTCACGGTCTCCCCCTCCCAAGACGGGGGGATCGTGGTAGCGAGCTTGAAATCACCGCTCCCTGTGCTTTCGCGGATCATAATTCGGTTGCCGTCGAGCTCGACGTACCCTCGACGCCAGCGGGCGTCGGAGAAGTCAGGGCTGCCCGGTGAGTGTCCACTGGTTTGCAGGGTCATTGTGCCCCCGCTACCCGCGTCCACCGTCGCCGTGACCTGCTCACCCGCCACGTTGAACTGACACTGAGCGTCCCCGAACCGCCATGAGCAGGTTGTGTTCGCGGAGATGCCGAGGCTCACGCCCTTGACCTGGCTCTTTACGTTGATAGCCTCGACCCGCACAAGAGACGGGCGCCCCGAGGGGTTCTTCGTCACGCGGGATATCTTGCCTTTGAACAGGATCACCGCGGCGTCGTCTGTGACGTTGTACTGGTAGATCGTGACCGTAACGGGTGCATGGGGGTGCCCTGTTACGAGTTCGTCAAGGGGGCTGATCGTCGTGCGTGTCGTGATCTTTGCGGCTTCCTCATCAAACCCACCTTGTTGCTCGGGTATCTCGACATCGAGTTCGGGGTGTGACGTGAACGTGTCGCCGCCCGTCACGATGTCGTCTTCCCATCGAGCGTACCTCGCTACAGTTGGTGTGTTCCCCCACGAGAACTCTACGAGCACCGTGTAGTCAATAGCTGGTTTTGTATCTATGTCTGCCATTTTACAGGTCCGTCACGCTGTATTTCTTAGTCAACGCCGTCGTGCTCGCTGGGGTGAAGTTCGTGTCCGCCACTGTGACTTCGTTGATGATCTCCACGACCTTGAGCGTGGTGCTCATGTGGGTATTGGTATCCCATTCCTCTACCAATTCATCATCATCGAATCGACAAAGCCGTGCAAGGGAAACCCGAGAAATGCCCGAGGTCGAAGGGATTGGCGAAGTCAAAGCGATCTCATAGGTGCCGTCCATGTTGTCGAGGGCGTTGTCGGTCTGGCGGATGACTAACGTGCCGTCGTTGTATACAACAGCGATGTAGGGCCTGAACAGTTCCCAATCCCCCACCGGGCCATTCGCCGTGACCGTCATCTGTGACGTGGACGCGAAGCTCAGGAACGCGGCGTCGGTCAACGGGCTGATGTGCCAGAACGGGTACGTGCGACCTCGGCGAGAATCGAAGAACCGGATTACGTCGAACGCCAGTTCCCGCGTTTCGCAGAGCACGTTGACATCGAAGCTGTAGTAAGGGCGATCACCGTAGAGTGTCGCGGTCTGAGAGATGCCCGTCGCACTCAAAGACCCCGCACGGATCAGTTCATAGCTGATTGGCTTGCCGAAGTCATCCCACTCGGGAGGCATGATGGGATACCCGCTGTGGCTAGTGAAGCCTGTCGGCACGGTGTTCGCATCTTCGAGGGCGGGCATCGTCTGCTGCCCCGCCGTTTCAAGGGTCGACGCGGTAAGGATCGTGAGCAAGTCTGTGACGACATCCTGCTTGCTCTTGAGCAACGCCCGTACCTCGTGAAGCGGAAACACGAGTGAGCCAGCGGGGTACGCGGGTGTGAAACCCGCTGAGAGTGTGATGGTGGTGTCTGTGATGGAATCTATGACCCCTACGTCGAACGATGACCCGTCCGGGTCGAGTACCGCGACCCGCATCCCTGTGTGGAATCGGCGGTGGGTCGTGTCGAGGGACATGACCGTGCCGGCAGACGCAAGTTCGGCGTCGAGCGTGCCGAAGTCGCTGAACAGGGGGCAAAGCCAACTGGCCATCGCCGCGCGGTGCAGGAACATGAGGTAGTTTTGAATCTCGGCCTGAGTCGAGGCGATGAACCTGAGATCGAGACCGTGGCGAGGACGCCCCTGAAGGGACCGTCGCTGCTCAGCCATCGAGAGGGCGTTCTGGACCTCCGAGAGATAACTGCGACGGACCTTAACACCGCGGCCCCAATCCAAGTTGAACAGGTACGCCATCGCCCACACCTGGTTCGCCGTAGGAACCGATGTAACGGCCACGAGGGATGTGGGGGTGATGTCGGGCATTTATCGCTTCAGGATCGCGTTGATTTTACTGGACCGGCTTTCGAGGAACGAGAGCATGGCGTTTTCGCCACCCTTTAGCAAGGTCTCCATCGCCGTTTCGTCGCCGACCACGAAGGCAACAGACACAGAGCCACGTCCCTCGCCCGTGCTTGACGCAGGAGATGCACCAGACACCGAACCACCCTCGGCGAAGCCGAGGCGGTGGCGTCGTCGCATGGGGGCTCTGCGTGTCCCCGCGAGGGAGCGTAGCTCGAAGGGGTCAATCAGGCCGCGGTTGATAGCGTCCATGACCGTAGAACCATACTTGGCGACAGCGTTGGCGCGGATCACCCACTCGTTCGGGGAGGCCCATATCGGAACCGTGTCGGACGGGTGCAAACCTCGGGGGCGGGCGGACGACGGAACGGGGGTGTTGGGGATGCCGTTGGGGGCACCGCCCGCCGCGAACCCGCGAGCTTTCTTGAAAGCGTCGCCGACGTTGCCGCCCGTGTGAGCCCCAACGAACCCTCCGGCGCCAACCAGTAGTGAGGCGGCGACAAGCAGGGTGCTTGCGAATGTCTGGAGCCCCGGCGTGGCGGCAATAAGTGTGTTGGCTGCGATCTGCATGGGCACGGCGGCAGCAGCAAAGCCGGGTATTACACTCAGGATTTGAACGATCACATTTTGTATGACGGACTGCACGATGGATTCGCCAATGCCTCGCAGCAGGTCGGACAGGCGTTCTCTAATGCTTTTGTCGTTGGACGGGTCAAAGGCGGCAGAGATTGTGGACGAAATAAAACTAGCGATGCTGCCTATGGCATCCTGTGTTATCTGTGCGGTCTGCTCGAAAATAGTTGGCAGTTCTTCGTTGGCACGACGAATGCCCTCCAATACGCCATTCCCTAAGTTGGCGACAGACGGGAGTGCCCGTTCTGCGGTCCTCTGCAATTCCTCAAGGTTGAATCGTTCCTTGTCCCGTTCCTGGTTATTCTCTTTGAGGGTTTGTGTAAGCTGATTTTCGAGGGTCGAAACAGATTCGATCAGGGCGAGTTGTTCGGGCCTGTTTTGCGCCCTGTCTCGCTCAGCTTCCGCGTCCCCGATTTGGTCCAACAGGTCTAGTTCCTCGCGGAGTCTCCGTTGTTCCTCTATACCGAATGTAGATAGGGCCTCGTTGACCGTTTCGCCTGGGGATACCCCTTGCTGGAACTCTTTGAGGTTGTCTCGCGTCTTTGCCGAAAGTTGCTCCACGTCACCGAACTTTGTCTTGAACTCGTCAATGCGGGCAACCGCCGCGGCCAAGGCCACGTTACCAAACTCGTTTTGTTTAGTGACGGCACGGGTACGGGCCTCGGCCTCCAGCAGCCGTTCGTTGATGTCGCTCTGGAAGATATCTTCGCGAGACCTCGCTATATTTCGGAGAGCTGCTACCTCTGCGAGTTTGCTTTCGAGGTCGAGCCTCTGCTGGGCTATGAATACAAGTTGATCCTCCGTAGAGACCTGCTGACCTTCCAGGGTTATGATCTCTTTAGTAATACCTACGATGTCCTCAAGGCTCTTACGGGCGGATGCACGTGTAGCTTGTTCAATTTCCCGACCGGCGTTTTTCCCGGGTTCTTCCAGACCAACGGCTTTCAAACCTTCGATAACCGCGTCCGTCACATTGGCAGAGAGTTTAGTGCCTATATCTTGAGTGGCATCTTCGGCCAGTGTGCGAATCCTCTCCGCGATCTGGTCTATGTTACGGTTGAGGGTCGCTTCTTCCCGTTGCAGTGTCGACAACCTATCGAGTTCTGTATCGCTCAGTGATTCGCGACGCGACACCAGCGGGTTTAGTTGCTGTCTTACGGCGGCGAGTTTACTCTGCTGACGGATCAATTCCTGCCCGAGTTTTACAGATTCCTCAATAGCGTTTTTCTGAAGGATAAACTCGTTAACCACTTCCCTTTGTTTGGCCTGCAACTGGCTCTGTATTTGAGCCTGCCGTTCCAGCAAAGCGTCCCTCTGTTGATCTATCTTCAGAGCGTCCTTGCGGAGAGCTATGGATTTCTTGATTATCTCTTCTCGCTGACCGCCAACGGCGCCCTCCAGCCCGAGGGTTGCTGTGGTTTGCCGTAGGGAGTCTTGAGATTCTTCTAGGTCGTCCGCGATCTGTTTCAAGACCTCAGCCTGAACCCTAAGCTGTTGGTTGGACTGACGAACAATACCAGGTATTTTGCCGAGGTCTTCCGCGATGCGTCCCGATGCGGTAGCCGCGTTGGTCAATTCACCACTCAGTGGGTTGCCAGCGAACAGGCTGAACAGAACCCCCGCGACAGCGGCCAATGCGAAGAATCGACCCAGCCACAGGAATGTCTTGGCTTGGATTGATGTGATGGTAGCTTCTTGGACCTTCATCAACACCAGAACTCTTCCGAGTAGTGTGATAATGGGGCTGAGGACGCCTCGAAACAGCCCCCAAATCGTAAGTACCGAGAAGCTGAGGGCCACGATACGGACTAGCTGTGTGACAATGCCGCTGAATACATCGGACTGGTCGAATACAAAACTTAAAGTATCAAACACAAAGCTGAGATCAGAGACGGCTTTCGAGATACCCGCCACAACTGGACGAAGGGTGGCGGCAAGGCCTTTTATGATATTGCCTATTGCCTGAGCCCCGTTGACCGCATCCTCTAAGGTGAGTTGCTCAGAGAGGGCGCGGCCTTGAGCCACCGCGAACACAAGAGCGTCGCCTATTTCCTTAAAGATCGCCACCACAGCGGGATTGGGCGTGATCAACCCTGTGGCATCCTCTGTGATCAGCAACGAACGGATGTCGCGAAGTTGGGTCTTTATGGACTCAAAGAAATCGACCCCGCCCTCGCCCAGCAGCAACAGGAACGCGTCCTTTACGTTTGTAACCAGTGATTCAAAGGTATCGAATACGACCTCTCCAGCCAAACCGAACGCCTGGAAGCGATCTTGGAGGAACCCGAACAGGTTGCCTAGTTCTTTGGCATTTTTGATATCGTCGTTGGTGATACCGAGGGCTGTGGCGATGCGTGTCTGTCTCGCTGAGATTGTACCCCCGAATATGGAACGAACCTCTTCCGCCAATTGATCCTGCGACACGCCGATAGCGGCGGCGGCTTGGGAGATAGATACGGTGAAGGCTCTGATTTGATCTATGTCCAACCCGGCCTGTAACCCGGGGGCGATGGCTGTCTGGAAAGTCTCGGCAAGTTGATCAAACGTGGCCACTGTTTTGATGGCGTCCCGACGCAATAGGTCGGTCTGGCGTCGAGCCTCCTGCTGTGCGATGGCGAGGGATTCGGCGCCCTCTGCCGCCGTACCTGTTGCGTCGGACACGGCGCCTACAGCAATCAAAAGGGCGGCGACCCCGATGCGGACCTGCTCGATTCGCGAGTTGAAGGTCGCCATCGTTTTTACGAGATCAACGAACTGTTGTATCAGCACACGTGCGAGGGTGAACGCAGCAAGGATGCCGAACAGTCGTCGGAAGGTGAAGCTGACCCGGTTGGCTTGATTATTCACGCGACTGAGCACATCACCGAATCCGAGGAACTCTTTAACACGTTGGGCGAGTCCCTTGTCGGGGACAGATGGCGACGGTGCCTGGTCGGGGCCTAGCTGTTTGCCTAGATCGAACCCGAACTGTTCGAGGCGGGCCTGGTTGAACCCGAGTTGCTTCAATGCCGCGGCGTTCCCCGCGAGTCCCCGCGAACGAGCGAACGCGGCCAGCTTCTCGAACTTGACCTGATCGCTCTTGAACTTGGCGATAGCACGTTCGGCGGCTACCTGTGCCTCGGCCTGCCGCAACGTCCTGTTATTGAGTGCGGCCCGTTCCCGCTCGATGCGGGTCAGCCTCGCCGCGGCGTCCGCCACGATCTGCATCTTCTTGGCTTGCTGGTCCGTCGCTACGGCGAGCTTGTTGGCCGCGGCCACATGTGCCCGAAACACAGCGGTTCTACGGGAAGCCGCGGCGGTGTCCCGCTGCTGGGCTCGTTGCGAAGCGGCGGCGAGGGACGCCTTCTCTCGCTCAAGTTGAAGTTCCTGACGAAGAACGGCGAGGTCTTTATTCGATCGGATGGTACGCAGGCGTCTCGCCTGAGACGCAAGTTGGTTCCTAATAGTCAGGAGTTCTTTAGCAGCCCGAGCCGCTCTTGATGTCTCGGTGGCGTCGTCCTTTGAGGATTTCGCAGAACGGGCCTGGCTTGCGGCGATGGCTGCGGCGCCTGCTTGTACGTCTTTGCCAATGGATTTGAATGCCGCGGCTTGACGTTTCAAGGCGGCGATTTCTTGGCGTACACCCGCAACACCCCTCTTGAAATCTTCAAGGGGCTTGCGGAAGTCCTGACGGACCTTGATGGTGTAGTCTAATCCTCCGCGTTCGGTCATAGCCGTGATCTCCTACACACCGTCACCGAACTTTGCCAGGAACGCCTTCATACCGCCAGTGGTGTCTCGATCGAGGTCCAGAGCGGGCTTCCACTGGTTCACCCACTTTTTCAAATCCTTACCACTCGCTTGAGCAGCTACGAAGCTCGTGTACGCCTTCTCGATCTTCTCCTGCGCCCTGACTCTCACGAGGGACTTGTGCAAGGCCGAGAACGCGGGGATCGGCAACGAGATCACGTACCCCAGCGGGAAGCCCTGCATCGTGACCCACACGATAGAGTCTTGAAACTCTACCCACGGGTCTAGGCCGTTGTCTCGGGGTTGCTTGCCGCCTCCCCCTCGTTTTGTGACCCCATCGCGTTCGCGACCCGCCGCTCGGCTGTTTCCTTCAGCTTCGCCATCGAGTCGCCCACGAGTGAAGCTAAAGGGCCGAACGTATCCTTGTTCGCCATCGCTACACCCATGAGCAGCAGGCCATACAGGGACAGGGGCAGTTCCTTCACGAAGGTCTTGGCGGGCGGGCAGAGCTTGCGGTCGTTCTGCCATTCCTCGATGCCGCGGTAGATCGAGTCCAGAATCAGTGACCCGACCATCTCGCTGTTCTTCTCGCTGGTGAACGCCTCGATCAGTTCGTCAATAGCGGCCATCCGCTGGTTGAGACGTGTTTCAGCCATCGCGGGGGTCAGGGCCTCCACGATGATCTCCGTGAGCGTGCCGCCGTTCTCGTCGGGGAGGCTTCGCTGCACGCTGCCTGTGTCGGACCCGTTGCTCTGGAACAGGGTTGTGACAGCCTTGGCGAGCGGCTTGAAGGTGTCCTTGAGCTTGAACGCCGCCTCGACGCTCACGGGCCAGAATTGCATGATCTTGTCGCCGACCTTGTGGTCAATCGGGGACATGCTCAGGAACGGAATCACTTTGCTTTCATACATTGGATCATCTCCGTCAGGGATGAGGGTTATCGAAAAAGGCCTGCCCGCTCACTTAACGGGCAGGCCCTTTACAGATCAGGGTTATGTGACGTTCTCATTACGCCGAGGCGAGCGAGCGGATGCGGAACGTCGGGCTGGTCGAGTCGGCGAGGACGCTGGACTCGGCGGAACCCGTGAAGGGCATCTCGCCCCAATCGTCGCCGATGAGGGCCAGTTCGCCGTCGGCCTTGACCGTCACCTTGTGGAACTGGAACTCTCGCTTGAAGCCGTCCACCGCGTTCTCGCTGATGAACTTGATGGCGCCGGTGATCGCGGTCTGCGTCTGGACGCGAACCTCGTTGATGTCCACAGCACCGGCCTTTGCCGCCAGCGTGATGTCGAGACCCTCGACGTTGGTGATGGCAGTTTGGACAGCCGACGAGTTCAGCAGGAAGATGCGACCGAACTCCAGGTCTTCCTCGTAGTCCGTGCCCAAGGCCAGCGTGACCGGCGTGGCGTTGGTGGTCTTGACGGTCAGATCGCCCGTGTCGAGGTCGTAGGCACGTACACCGGACGAGTTCACGACGTCGTAATACCGCAGGGCGGTAATGTCGCCGTCAGCGACCATCTGGTACTCGGAGAAGCCGGCGACGGCGGCGTTGGTCGGGGTAGACTTGCCACCCGAGAACAGGTCGGCGAGGTTCTCGTCGTTCCACTCGTCCAGCGTCCAGTTCATCGTCACCTTGCGAGAGACGGTCACTTCCTTGTCGAGCGTCTTGAGACCCTCCTGCGAAGAGAAGTGCTCCAGCGTCTCGATGTCGGTGGTGATGGTGAACGCGGGCGCGTTGCCGAGGAACCGCCAACTGATGGGCTTCTCGGTCGTCGCGTCGATAGCGGCGAAGTAGAGCTTGCCGCGACCGAGGTTGTAATCTTCCGGGTTCGTTTTTCCTGTGGTGCTGGGTCCAGACATTGCGAGTCTCCTTATTGTCGCCCTTGCCAGGCGGTAAACTCGATTTTGGCTTCCGTTCCTCTGCCCGGCGTTTGCGTTACCGGGTGGTCTACTTCTACGTTTTCGATGTCCAGTCTGACAGGGGGCAGGTCGCCGTCCTTATCAAGACGGGGCGGGTTCTCTCTGAGGTAATCTTCAAAGTCTTCGAGGATGACTTCCACGTTGAATTTCAAGATCAGGATAAACCGCCAGTTCGTTTTTTTCCGCCTGACCCCAATCATGTACTTGGGGTCTTGTTCGTATACGCTCGCGATCTCGTTCGCGAACGCCGTCTCCGGGTTCACCGTGTCGGTATCGCTCGCCGAGGCCGCTCCCGCATCATCGTATGCCGCCGTCACAAAGTCAAAGGCTTTCGCCACCGACATCAATTCGTTCTGAATCCTGGTTCGTTGCTTCGTCATCAGAGCCGCACTCGCGTAGCGATGGACGCCCCGGGCCGATCAGGAACCTCGTCGGGACCGATAGTACTCACGTTCAGGATCGAACCCTCTGGCGACTCGCCGCGGAGACCGTCGATCAGGTCCGCGATCTCGCTTTCGAGTCGCGTCAGTTCGTCAGCGAGATCATCCCTATCCGCGTCCCGCGTCAAACCCTCTTCGTTCCACGTTCGCAGGTCTTTGGCGCCCTCGTCGTAGAACAACACAGGCATGTCGCGGAGCAGGATCGACTTGACGATCAGTAGCTCGGCTTTCGCCGCCTTGAGCCGCATGACATCGTTGGCGGACGTGGGGTTGTCCGTCAGGGCGAACGCGAGGGTGGCGTTAACTCGACTCACGCCAAGGGCATCGTACAGGCGGATGCGAGCCAGCTGGATCGCGTTGTCGATAAGGGCCTGCCCGTTGTTCGACGCAGTACCGCTCAGTCGCAGTTGCGACTTGATCGAGGCTACATCGGTGTTGAACAGGGCGGTAACGGCCATCTCGTTTAACTCCGGGGATCATCCTTGATCCGTTAGGCGATCCTTCAGTCCTGTGCCGGGGCGTAGTCTTTCGACAGCACCGCGACGGCCTCTTCTTTGGTCGTGAACGGTTCGAGGATGCCGAGTTCCTGCGACAGCAGGTTCAGGCTGTCAAGGTCGCGTTCGTGGAGTTCCTCGGGGTTGTACGTGTACGGGCTCGGCGGGGCGACACGCGGACCGCTGACGGGGGCCTGCATGACCCGCTCATCCTCACGGAGACCCGCTTTGGTGGTCAGAGCCTCACGGTGGTCGATGGCTTCTTCCTCGCCCCTGCCCTTGCCCTTCAGGGCTTGGGGAACCTCGACGCCGGGTACACGATCGGTGAGTTGTTCAGGCGTGATGATCTGAGCTTCGTCCGCACCCATGTACCGCTTGAGGAAGCCGCTTTGAACGTGGTTCTCGACCTGCTTCGCTGTCAACCCGTGCTGCCACACCACGCGACGCTCAACGGGGTGAAAGATCGGTTGATTGGCTTGCACGATAGAGCCGGCCACGATACGCGCGGAGCCGTCCGGTGCCATAATCATGCACCCGCGAGCAACGATAAACTTCTGAGCCTCAGCCATGATAGTCGTCCCTTTCCGTCAGGAGGGTTCTTGTGATTTCCGAAAAACGTGTCGCGGCGGTCAAGCCACGACACGAGAGGTTCTTGTGAGCGTAGCGGTTTAGCCGCTGACGACCTTCATCGAGACCGTCGCACCCGGACGACGGGGGACCGTCAGCGGGCGGGAGTGGACGAGGGCCATCATCGCGGACGGGTCTTCCCGTTCCCACGACTTGCTGAAACGCTGAGCCTGGAATCGACGGCCCTGCATCGCCTTGAAGTCGGCGATGGCGCCGAAGTATTCCACGAACTCCGCGGCGGGCGTCGCGGCGACGAACTCGGCATACTTGGAGCGGATCATGCTGGTGGCCGTACCGTTGAGGCTGGCCGAGCGACCGTACTCCCAGCAGCGGATGCCGTCGAACGAGCCAAGGAAGATCGCCCCGTCCTCGCGGAACTGCTCCACGAAGGTCACGAGGCCGCTCTGGACCGAACGCAGGTCGAGGGTCTTGACGTGACCGCCCGCGACCAGGTTGCGGAACGAGGTCGCGGCCTCGGTGCCCATCACGCAGTCCGTGACCTGCAAGCCGACCTCATCGGAGATCAGGGTCTTGGCCGTGTGGAAGTCGTTGCTGATCTTCACGTCGGCGGGGGTGGCGTCATCCCAAAACGTCGTGAGGGTGACGTTGTTGGTCGAGGGTTTGGGGAAGGTGATCTCGAAGACCTCTTCATCTTCCACGAGGTAGGTGATCGTACCACGGATCGACAGGGCGGCGAGCCACTCCTGAGCGTTCGTGATGAGGTCCGCCATCACCTGCATGTCGCGGGCGATGTGCTCCTGCACGGCGGACATCTGCTCGGCGGCGTTGGTGTAGATGATGGTGCCGGGCTGCCGACCGAACAGCAGTTCGCTCGGCGTGAACGGCTTCTTGATGCGGATGTTCGGGGCCTCGACCGTCCGGTTCGTGGACGTGTGGCCTTCGACCATCAGACCCTCGCCGTTCTTGCGAACGAACGGGGCGATCTCGCGGCCCTTGTGCAGCGTCGAGAACTCGATGTCCTCGGTCGCCAGCGTGCGGGGGTTTCGCCCGTACAGCAGGCGGTGAAGGAACTGGTTCGGCGACTTGATCTCGTTGACGGTGCCCGTGAGGGACTTCCACTTGAGTTCGGTGATGGCGGCCATCTGCGTATCTCCTGTTGAATGCCTTCCTTGACAGTGACATCAAGCGGCGGCGTTGGTGGTTTAGTGGACCTGGGACAGACCCTTGATGTTGAGACCCTTCTGACGCGGGCCGCTACGCAGAGCCGCCTTGAGGCTTTCCGTAGCCTCGCCGGAGGGCAGAACGATGTCGCCGTAGTGAACGTCCCCGGCCAGCATCACGTTGCCGAGAACCTCTTCGTCGCTGTCGAGGACGATCGAGTCTGGCCACACGAAGCCGTCGATGGCCTTGCTGCCGTAGTCGTCCGCACCCGCGACGAGCGTACTGGCGACGTGGGCGTTGCCGATCAGTGAACCGAACGCCATCGTGACGGTCGGGTTCGTGTAAGTCAGGTTGCCGGTGAACAGGATGATGAGCTTGCCGCTGTTCGTGCCCAGGCCGGCCGCGAGCGTGTCGAACACGATCACATCACCGGGGGAGATGCCACCGAGGGCTTCGAGGGCGGCGAGGGCCGCGGCGGGCGTTGTGTCGTGGTCGAGAGCCGCCGTGGTCTCGTTGTTGACCGTGATGGTGAACGTACCATCGGTCGCCGTGGTCGAAGCGGCTGTAGCCACGGCAATCTCACCGACAGCGGTGGAGATCGTGGACAGCGTGTGATCGTTGCCGGTCAGCGAGAGGGTCACGGACACGTCGGGTGTGCGGTTCACGAAGACGATCGTGGTATAGCCGTTGTTGCTCGCCAGTCCGCCATCGGTGTCGAAGCAATAGACCTCACCGGACGCAATGCTGGTGAGGGCTTCGAGGGCGGTCTGGATGGTCGCAGCGGCGTCATCGTGGTTCAACGCGCCGGTCGTTTCGTCATCGACGGTGATGGTGAACGTACCGTCCGTCGCCGTGGTCGAAGCCGCGGTGAGTCGGTACACGGATGTCGCCACGATGTCGCCCCACACCTGATACGTATTCGTGTTGGTGTTAAAGGACACCGGTGTTACAGGGGCCAACGTGCCCGAGCCAGCCGCGAACTTCACGGGCCGAATCGAGGACGGGAACACCCTCTTGGACGAGCCGATGCCGTCGGCGGACGCGAACAGTTCACGGGGGTTGAGGGCGAACAGCCCGGAGAGGGCGATCGCGGCGACGATGAAAGTGAGAGCGGTGAGCATGGCGGTATCTCCTGTTGGAGTGGTTGTCAGGTGGTTGCAAACGGATCAGGGCTGCTGCGGGGTTTAGTAGCCCCGGCTCTTGTTGATGAACGTGCCCATCTTCTTGCCGATGTCGAACGAGCCGTCCTCGTCGCCATCGCCGAGGTGGTTGTTGCCTTCGTTGCCGGGCTGGTTGGACTTCTTGAGCGTCGAGGCGAGCTTGGCTTCGACGCGGGCCTTTTCGATCTTCAGGGCCTTGACCTCATCGGAGTCACCGGACTCGATACCAGCGGCCTTCTCGATCTCGGAGGCGTCGGCGGGCTTGCCCTTCAGTTCCTTCTCGATCTCGGCGAGATCGGTTTCGGCCTTCAGAACGGACTCGTCGTTCGACCAGTCGATGTCCTTCAGGACGTTGAAGCGACGGACCGCGAGGCGGTGCTTGCGGAGGTTCTCGACGGTGGGCTCGCCCTTGAACACGGGGGCCTTGTCGTCCGTCGCGTCGCCACCCTTGTCGGCGGGCTTCGGGGCGGGATCGGCACCCTTGCCGGTCACGGTCTCGATCTTCTTGTCCATCTCGGAGAGCAGGGTCTTGTTGTTCTCTTCGAGCATTTTCTTGAGTTCTTCGTTCGTCATCTTCAGGTCTCCTGAGTCGGTGGTTTGCTTGAGATGGTCCGCGAGGGCTTTGATGAAACCGGCAGGATCGAGGTCGGATTTCTCGGCTTCCACAACCGCCGTTCCGCTCATCGACACGCCGTTCCATTCGCCCTTGCGGTACTTGTCTTTGAGTTCTTCTTTTGTGATCTTGATCACCACGCCCCAGCCGCCCGTCACGTCGATGGGCTTGCCGTTGTAATCCTTCATGTCGGCGAACCGTTCGTCGCCCTTCTGGATTTCAAACGACTCTGCAACGAAGGCTTCGGCCTTGGCGACCGCCTTGCCGTCATGGGTGATGTCGATGCCCTCGCCGCTCTTGGCGAAATCGTGCATCATGTCGCGGATCACGCTCGCGTCGGCGATGTCGCCCTGGCTGTCGCGAATCTCGGGGGCGTAGACCACGGCGAGAAGTTCGCCGCGTTCCGCGAAGGACAAGGGGGCCTTAGTGAGCATTTGGAGATCGAAGGAATCATCGGACTTGAAGATCACGGGAATCTGGTTCGCCCCGCGAGGGACGAGCGAGATGAACTTGATCTTCGCCTGTTTGATTCTTCGCCGCATGGACCATCCTTGGCAGATCGGTATTCCCTTTACACCGTCAGCACTATATACTGCCCATATACCGAACGCAAGCATAAAACAGAACATGCTAAATCTATCACGAGGGATTGACATGCCAGAACTTATATCGCCGCCTAAATCCGTCGTGGAGCAAGTGGATCGAGTGCTCGAAATCCATCGACTTTCCAGGCCTTTGTACGGGGATGGGTTGATGGTTAATGAGTCCCTCGTGACGATCATGAAGGCCGCGGATCGTGTCGCGAAACCGTCGGTCAAAGCCAGCAGTCAGGGCGTGTACATCGGCGAGGTTCCGCACCCGTTCGACCGGCAGACCGTCACGTCTTTCCAGACGATCAACGAGCACCACGCGGCGTGCATCAAGGCCAAGACCGCCTGCACGGTGGGGTTGGGATGGGCGGACAGCCGCAAGACAACTAAGAACCCCGATGGAACCGAAAAGGTCGAAGAACAAGAGAGCAAGGTAGACAAGGTTCTTAACCCACTCACCAGCATCACGGCACAGGACGTGATGAACGACGTGGGAGAAGATTACTTCCAAGTTGGGGAGGGGTACATCGAGGCGGTGCGTCGGGGGGACGGTGAGCAGATCACGGGCATCCACCACCTGCCCGCCGCGAACACCCACGTCTATATCGAAGACAAGTCCTACAACCGCCACTACGTCGTCCGAGGCTCGGACGATGACGGCGGCGAGCGGGCCTTCGCTGTGTTCGGCGACAAGGAAGGGTTCATAGAACGGTGGAAGGCGGGCGGGCACGGTTTCACGACCGTCAACGCCGACGACGTGAGCGAGGCGATCCAGATTCGCCAGTCGTCGTCGCTGTCGCGGTGGTATGGGTATCCCGAGTGGACCGCCGCCGTGGTCGCGATCGAACTGGTGGCGTGCTTCCGACAGCACCGCTACGACTTCTTCCTGAACCGAGGCGTGCCGGAGTTCATGCTGTTCATCACGGGCCAGAAGCTCACGAAAGAGGATTGGGAGAAGGTCGAGAACGCGATGAAAGCCAACATCGGCCTCGGCAACTCCCACAAGTCCCTCGCCCTGAACCTCGGTAACGAGAACATCACCGTGCAGCTTGAGAAGCTGGCGATGGATTCCAAGACCGAGGAACAAAGCAAGGAACTCGACGGGCTGGCTCTGTCCGTCGTCACAGCCCACGGTGTACCGCCGCTTCTCGCGGGTATTCAGATTCCCGGCAAGCTCGGCGCCACAAACGAACTGCCGAACGCTCTGATGGCGTTCCAGTTGCTCAAGGTCGGCCCGGCACAGCGGACGTTCCAGCAGACCCTCGGCGCGACGCTCGGTAACCCGACGATCAACGGCGGGCTCGGGCTGACTCAGAAGAACTTCAAGCAGCGGACCATCCTCGAAGAGATGAACCTGGACATGATGACCACGGTAGGTGGGATGCGGACGCCCGTGACTCAGGCTCAGGCTCAGGGCCGTGACGTGAGCGAGGGGCTCAAGGACTGATTGTAACGTGACAACGCATAACACTACAAGGAGACTACCTATGTTTCGATGCAAGTACAGAGTGGATTCGGTGACGGTTGAGAACGACGGCGAAGCTCGTGATGTCCGCATGTCGGCGTGCGTGGACAAGGACGGCGACAACGTGGATTGGTCAAGGTGGACGCCCTCGGGATCGTTTCAGATGTGGGTCACGAATACCGATGCGTTCCCGAAGATCGACGCCCTCAAGTACGGCGACCTGTTCTACATCGACCTCTCGCCCGTTGAGGACTGATGGCCGTATCTCACGACGCCTTCCTGAAGCGGCTGACCTCGGAGATGCTGAAGCTCGCCGAGGACACGGTACGCCCACACATCCCCGTCCGCCTCGGCCATCTCAGGCGTTCGATCAAGCGGCAGATACTCGGGCTCGGCGTCGGTCGCCTGCACACGGATGAGGAATGGGCGAGGCTGGTTCACGACGGACGTGGAGCGATCGACCAACGAGGCAAGAAACGTCCGTTGATCTGGTACAAGAACCCCCGGAAAGACCCCCGCCTGTTCCAGGGCAAGTCACCGACGAAGGGCCGACCGCGGCGTCTGACCAAAGACGAGTTCAAAAAGGCCCGTAAAAAGAATCTGCTCATCATCGCTCAGAAGGTCAAGAAACAAGACCCCCAACCGTTCTTCAGCAACGAGCCGGGGGGTGGTATGTTCGGATACCCTCAGAAGGCGGGGGCACTCGCGGCCAAGCGGTTTGGCGAGCACGTCGTGCGGTTCATGGGCAAGGACTTGAACGTCAAAGAGACCTTAGAGTTTTAATTTCTGTGCAATAGCTTCACGCTTTTTCATCTCGTCGGAAAGATTCAAGGCGTCTGCTATCATTGCCGCTTCCTCTAATGTCCCCACCTCACACACCATGTTCGGCTTGTTGTCGTAGAGTCGAACATCATCAGTATCCACGACAGAGTAGGCGTAACAACAGCCATGATTAACATCTTCGGATATCTCGTATCGCATGACCCTATCCTCACTTTCTATGGAGAGTATAGGAAGATTTCTAGGACATGTCAAGCCTTAGAGTTCTGAATTACAAGATGATCTCGTAGACCGGCTTGCCTCGGTCGATCATCTGTTGTTTCATGTTCCTTGATCCGGGCGAATGTCCGTTCCAGATCAGCAACAGGGCGTCGGCGTAGTCGGCCATCTTCGCGTTGCGTATCGGACCAGCGGCCTTGCCGTGCCGCTTCCAGTTCGCGGGGAACATCACAAGGTCAATGCCATAGTGCATCGCCCACTGCTCGCCAAAGGCATCCACCCCGGCAGCAGAGCCCGACACGATCTCGGAAGGCTCGGGAATGCTGTAGTGATCGAACGCTTCAGAGATTTGAATCGTTGTGGGGAAGATGTTCCTGGAACCTGCGATGATGAGTTTCATTTCTCAGATTCCTTCTTAGATTCCTTCTTAGATACATCGTACTTCCGCGACAGCACGACACCGCCGCTGACGACGACCCACATGCAGAAAGCTGCGAGTACGTAGGTCACTCGCTTTTGACCACGTACTCGAACGAGATCGAAGCGTCTTTCGGCAGTTGGATGACGGGCATACCGAGGCTCTCTGTGAGGTCTGACAACGCGGCCTGATACATCGGTTTGTCCGAATAGATCACAGCAACGGTACGGGGCGTCGGGGGTTGGTCTTTGACAGGATCGGGTGTCTTGACTGATTTGTTCAACAACCGGCAGACAAGGTTTGCGTTACTTTCGATCCCGCACCGGGCGATTATCTTACCCGATGAGCAGACAATGCCATACACAGTAGGCGAACAGTCTCTCTTTTCTATCGGCATCACGTAGTACGGCTCGGCCACTTCAGGCAGGTCTACAGTATTCTTGTCTTTCGGCATGGGGGTATCCTTGGAAGTGAACAGGTGGTTGTTGCAGCACTTGACGACCAGGTGACCGTCCTGCATTCCTCGAATGTAGCAATCGGTACTCAAGCAGGTGGGGCAGGGTATGTTGGTGGATATGAACATCGCTCAAAACCCCTTCCCGTGCTTGATCGGACGGCTCTCGTTGTACTTCATCTTGGCGAGGATCGCACCGCCGAGGTCCGCCTTACGGCTCCCCGCGAGGTCCATGGCGCGGATCACCACGTCGGCCAGTTCTTCCGTGAAGCCGCTGAACTCGGGGATGTGGTTGGATGGGGCGGGACCGTCGCCAGTATCCATGCGGAGCCATTCGCACGCCTCGGCGAGTTCGGTGACGATCAGCATCAGCTTCTCGGAAGTGTTCTGCGGACCATCCCAAAAACCGTGGGCCTTGGAGTTCGCGTGGGCACGCACCATGAGATCGTTCACCGTACTGGCGGGATGCCTGCGGTGCCTGTCCGTCGAGCCGCAGTGGGGGCATTCCCATTTCAGGGTGTGCGACTTGCCCACGACGCGGTGCCGCAGGACAAAGTTAGTCGTCCCCGCCCCGGAGGACTCGTTCCTTAGAAGCGTTGTACAGGTGAGTACGAAGTCGGCTTGCTCGTCACAGTCCGGGCACTTCGCTTGGAAGGATACGGTTCCCTCGTGGCGTTCGATGGGCTTGCCGTCCTCGGGTGACCCGAGGGAGCCCGTGGCAAGGTGGCGGTCGGGGAACTTGCAGGGGATTTCGTGGGGTGCCCGCCCGCAGTAGTCGCACACGCCGTTTGTCCTCAAGCGATGTCGGCGATCAAGTTCCTGTTGAAGCGTAGATTCGGGCAGTTCGTCAAGATTAATGGGGTACGACATAGTTCTATTCTCACTTTCTATGGAGAGTATAGCGAGTGTCTAGGCTTTGTTCAAGCCTTGCAGCAAGTATTCGTAGTGCGATCGCAGCTTGTAGAGGTACGACGCCATTTCCACAGGCTCTAATTCGGTCCACCCGACCGGCCAGCCCATCAACCACTCCACAAAGAGCGGGTTCAAGCGACGGGAAGGCTTCGAGGATTTCTGACCATCGGGGGTCATCGGGGCCGGCTGCGAAGAGCGGCGGATCACAGTAGCTGTCAATCCCTTGGACTGCTGGCTGCTGCCTTGAAGTCTGTACTTGTCCTCGTTGGAGTTCGGCGTCGGCCAATTCTCCGCATCCTTCGACAGATCGCGACCACCCTTCGTGTGGGCGGGTCCGCTGCCCTTCACATCCCGCGAGTTCGGCGTCGGCCAAGCCCGAGCCTGCCCGATCAGCGAGAGGCGTTCCTTGTCCGGGTTCCCTTGATCCCTCGTGTAGCCCCCGGCGACTGTCCGAGGGGTTTGCCAATGCTGCGTCTGTTCCTGAAGACAAGGACCGCCCGCTCTTCGGGCTGCTCTGTTCGAGTTCGCCCCTCCTGTCATGGCCTTGGGGGTTGTCCATGTTGTTGTTGTTGATGAAAGCGTCCGATCTCCCTCGCGGCGTGGGTGCGACATCTTTTCGCCGTCCGTTGCCTGTGACGTGGGCCACGTTCCGCTTTCGTGCAAGGACGAACACGCGGCGGCGTTGATGAGCGGCTCCAACATCGGACGCTCGAAGAGTAACCCATTCCGCATCCCACCCGATTTCGGAAAGCTCTTGAAGAACCCGTACAATGGCGGCGGGGAGCCCTTTCGATTTGGACGGCACGAGAAAGCCGTAGACGTTCTCGATGAGAGCCCAAGTAGCCTCACATTCAAGAAGCACTCTCTTGAAGTCATCCCATAGATCGCGTTCGTCGTCACTTCCCCGGCGAGAGCCCGCGAGTGAGTGGGGCTGACAAGGGATTCCGCCAATGATTCCATCCACAAGGCCACGCCACGGTCGGCCATCGAAGGTTCGGGCATTCGTCCAAAGAGGCGCGAGATCAAGGGATGCTTCCTGCATCCGCGTTGCAAGGATTTCGCAGCAGGCGATTTCCCTCTCCACGTAGCAGATCGTGCGAGCCCCTGGACTCGCCAGTCGGACTCCGAGATCGAGTCCGCCGACGCCTGAGCAGAATGAGATGATGTTCCCGGTATATAAACCCACACGTTATTTCCCTTGCTTCGCTTCGTACATCGCTTTGAGGGGGCTGTCGGGGCCGGACGGCGTTGACACCAACACTACCCGAGGGTCTTTGAGAAGCACGACTCGTTGCGCGGCGACCTCGGCGGGGATGGGATGAAAATCCCAAGGGTCGTCTACTTCTACAGCCCAAAACGCTTCGTTCCACTTAGTCATGGTTAACCCCTACCCTTTCGCCTCGCCGCGGACTGGTAAACCTTACGCCTCTTGACCGCCGCTTCAAGGTTGGCTATGTGCATCTCGAGATGATGGGCAACTTCGCGGAGCTTGTTGATCTGCGAAGTCATCACGGCACAACGAGCACATGCCACGAAGAACGCGAACAAGATGCACCAGAACTCAATCGTCATCTACGTCACCCTCGTAATCTTCCTGGCATTCTGCACAGATGCCGTACTCGTTAAACCTCGTTGACTCGTCCCACCAACCGCATTCTGTACAGTGTTCGATGCCCGTATCCAGCAAGACATCTTCCATATCCTCTATTTCGGGGACTCCGCACTTCTCGCAAGCCTCCGAGATCGACATACACGTACCTAGAAGGGCGTCCGCAACCTGTTCTTTTTGATCATCTGACCACGTTGTCATCGCGGACCCCTCACTTATGATTCAGCAGCGACCATAGGGCGATCCCCACCGCGTCGCTTACGTGTTTCCAGTCGCCGTCGTTCTTCACGTTGATCCACGGCTCCATACCATCGAGCAAAGGGAACTTAGTAGGCACGCAATAGGGGTCTTTCCCGCCCATCATCTTGTACTCGATCCCCAACTTGTTGAACGTGCGGGCCTGGTTGATCTTCTTCGGTTGCTGGCCCTTCCATTCACGGGGCTTGACCAGTTTGAACTCGGCTGTAGACCATCTCGCCATCATCGAACTCAGGTACGCCCCCGTCACCTGAATCAACGGGATCATGGACTGCGGGCTGATCCGCTGCTTAGCGGTGTACACTAGGTCTTGCGACTCGATCGCTACGTGAGCCGGGTACACGCCCAAATCGAGACGTCCGCTGAGGCAAGCCTGAGCATAGATACCAGCCATCAGCGCCCTCTCGCTCTTGACCACCCACGCTCCGTAGAGACGAGGCTTGCCGTTCATGTCGAACTGAACCGCCGCAATGCCCGTGCATTGCGTGTCAGGATCAACGCCGATATGGATTCCGCTTGACATAAATACTCTCGGCAGGACTCGAACCTGCATCCAACGCCGGCGTTACGGATGGGAGTTAGCCATCACAAGCTCTGCCATTTGAGCTACGAGAGTAAAATCAGAACAGGTTCAGGCTCGTGTCTTAGAAGGCTCGATCTTTGGTGCGGCTATGTAAGAACCTGTCGATCCCTAGTAACCGCTCCTGAAAGCTAACCTCGCTACTTCCCGTTCCGATGTAAAGGAACCGAGCCGTGGAGGGGATTCACACGGCCCGGCGTCCTGGGGTTTACTTGATCTTCTGACAGATCACCGCGACCTTGTTATCCTTCGTGCGACGCAAGGCGAACCGATGGTTCTTCGGCGCCTTGACGCGACCACGAGAGATCGCGTAGGTGATGCAGGCGCCGAGGCGATTGCACAGGGTCGCGGACGACACGCCGGCGTCAGGGGTGACAACCACGGCCTGGCCCGACCCCAATCCCGCGAGCTTGTCGAGCAGCCATCCGTACTTGTCGGCACCGTTGCCGCCCTTCGGGATCAGGTTCAGCGAGTCCGAGGCCACCGTCTCTGCGACCCCCCCGCTGACCCTGCTGACCTTCTTGCTGACCTTCTTGCTGACCTTCTTTGCCATTTCAATTCCTTCCGTCAATGTTTGTCAGGTTCCCAAACCTGAAGTTGTCCGTTCACGTAAACGGGTTCCGCTTTCTTGTTCCATCGCCGCATCAGGGCGGGTTCGCACTTCACTCTTACATTAGGTGTCACGCCCTGCATGGACTCGGCCATGATCCGACACACTTCCTCGACGCGGGCCTGCATCATCGAATCCTCGCGGACCTCGCCGAGAAGCTCGTCGTGTACAAACGCCATAGGTGCGAGGGTGTGTCCATGCTCGTCGGGTAGTAGTATACTCCCAAGGGACGGGTCATAGCAAGCCCTCGACACATTAAATACCGCCAGTTTCGCGCCCTCGCCCGTAGGGGTCTGTAGAGCCTTGCCGTTGGCCACCGCACAGAAATCGGCGTTGGATCGGTACATGCCCATCGGAGACGAGTAGGCGTACTTCTTGCGGGGCTTGCCGCCGTCCGAGGGGTACTCCGCGGCGTGGTGTGGATCAACGCAGTGGTCATTTACCCACTTGTGATACAGGGGCATCTCGGGAAACGTGGTCCGCCACAGATCGCGGAGGAACGAGGCGGTCTCGAAATCCACCTTCACGCCGAACGTGGTCTTGGCATAAGCGATGAACGTCTTCGGCCCCAGCCCGCCCGGATACCCGAGACCCGTGGGCTTGGCCAGCTTGCGGTAGTGTGCCCAAAACTCTTTGATAGGCCCTTCCTGAGACTTGCAGTGGTGGAACGCCGCGAAAACCTCGTCGGGGGTCTGACAACCGTTCTGAGCACATACCTGTTGAAAGCTCTTGTCGGTATGGTAGGCGATCTGAGCCCCGAGGAACTCGTGAGCATCCTGCCCGGCGTTGATGAGTTCTGCCAGCTTCGAGAACCCAAACAGATCGAGGCATGTCTGAGCCAACGTGCAGAGTTCCGCGCCGCCATAGTCAATTGAGAATAGCACGTACCCGGCTCTCGGCACGAAGCACCCACGCACGCGGGGGTCGATGTTCTGGATGTTCAGGGACGGCACGATCTTCGATGCGTAGCTGCTCGTGCGGCCCGTGCTGACCAGCGGGTTGAACGAGGGGTGAACCAGCACGGCGGGGGTGCCATCCTTGCGGTTCATCGCCGGCAGGTACGTCGTGACGAGCTTCTGCAACTTCTCGCGGTGGTCAAGCTGTTCGATCACCGGGTCGAGGGCGGCGTAATCCGTCCGCCACTCGGCATCCACCGAGACGTTGCCCTTGTCGGTCATCTTCAGTTCGACGTTCGGGTCACGCTTCGACCACTCGGTAACGTACTCTTCGAGCATCTTCTTGTTGATGCTTTCCTTCGAGCCCGATTTCATCTTCACAGGACAGTCGCAGTTCTTCTTGTCCGTGCAGCCCGCGACGTGATCCTTAGCGCCGTTCGCGTAGGGCTCAGGGGGCGTGCCGGGACGGAGGATTCCGTGTTTGAGAAGCAGGTCCATCTTCTCGGGCGTGAGTTCCTGATTCAGCATGTCCTCGATCCTGCGACGCTCGTTCTGATCCAGCAGGAACCCGTGAGCGGACTGCAACATCAACGCGAACGATACAGCCGCCTGGAAATCCTGCGTTTCGAGAGGGTCGATGCCGGTGCGTGCGTAGAAATCGTGACGGCGGGTTTCCTGAAGGTGCCACAACTGCTCGACAAAGATCGCGTCGTTCACCGCGTAGGCTCGGGCTTCCTCTGGCCACTGAGCGGACGGGTACGGGGCAAGCTGCTCGAAGTGCATCCGCCACGAATCCTCGTCCTCTTTCGACGCGGAGATGTCGTGGCCAAAGTAGTGTTTCACCAGCGAGCCGAGTTTGTATTCGATGGGTCGCTTCTGACCGCCCGGCATGTGGTAAAACTCAAGGTCGCCGGTATCGGCCAGTAGCAGGAGTTTTTCGCGGATGATCGTATCGTGCCATCGCCCGTTCTCGAAGCCGTCGAAGATGGCCGTGATCCACTTGGGGTTGTGCTTATAGAGAACCGCCAGATCGAAGCCGAGGTTGTGCATAACCAACGTCAAAGACAGGTCGTTGACGAGGTTATCCAGAAGCTCGTCAAGGCCGTGGTCAGCGATAGCGGTCAGGTCGTAAGACCCGCCGCTCGACATCGTGGCGCACACGATCGGGGGAATCAGCCGTGCCTCTTTGATCGGGTACGTTTCCGTGTCGAACCCTACAACCGTCTTGTCGTGTTTGTCGATCATAAACAGACGCCGTGGGGTTTCCCCCACGTGCCTGTGGAGCTACGGAGCATCCGTCACTGTCGCGGGGGCCACTGCATCGGGGGCTGCTGCGGGTTCGCCCACGGCTGTTGGGCGGGCTGGGACGAGGGGGCCTGCTGAGGGGGTTGCTGCATCGGGGGCTGAGCGGCGGGGGCGGGTTGGCCGTGCTGGGCCATGCGTGCCAGGGCGCCATCCGGCCAGAACCGCTGTACGAGGTCGTCGGGCAGGCAGTTCAGCAACTCGGCGGGGGGGACCTCCCGCTGGAACTTGGTCGTCGTGAGCTGCTTGCCTGTTTTAGTCACCTTCGTGCGACCGATGGATTCGACCACCGTGCCGCGGAGGGGTTGGCCGGGGCCGAAGACCTCCATGCAGTCGAGTTCGGTGAGCGAGGTCGGTTCGATCTCCATCGTGCCACCGACGAAGTTCTGAATCTCCCGGAGGAAGATTTCCGGCTGGTCCTTGCCGCAAAAGAACGAAACCTCGTCGCCGACGCGATGGCCGAGGCCGTTGTCGTTGTCGAGAACGGCGATGACCACGAAGTCGGCACAGGCGAAGGGGATCATGTTCCGCTTCTGCCCGACGCGACACGTGTCGATCTTGAGCCAGTAGCGGCCCGGTCGCAGGAAGTCGCGGTTCATCGAGGGACGAGCGTTCTGGATGCCGGTGAACATGCCCGCGAGCGGGTTCATACCACCGGGCTGCTGGACGGGGTTCGGGGCGTATCCGGGCGGCGGGCCTTGCTGCGGAATCTGCGGCGGGTGCCATTGCTGCGGGGGCTGTTGAGGCTGCTGGGGATACCCGCCGTATTGGGGCTGGGGATACCCGCCGTATTGGGGCTGGGTCGGTTGGGGTTGGTAGCCTTGAGGCATCTGGTTCGGGTACTGCGACATTTTCTGTTCCTTGTGTTGGAGCGGTTTCAGGTATTGGATGCTAGGAATGGTTCCAGTATAGCATCTATTATCAACGTGTCAAGTTACCTAAGCCGATTCTTACGGCCCGTCGGATCACGTCCGCGTCCACAAGGGCCGTGTGGAACTTCTCGACGTGTATTCCGGCCCGATGTGCAACCTCGCGGATGTCGGGCAGCTTGCCATTTCCGACTTCCCAAAACAGGATCGACGGGTCGATGACCCTGTGCGAGAACCAGATCAGGTCGGACTCAGGGAGCATCTTCAGAAATGGAAGATCGAACCCCGCCGCGTTCTTGCCCGCGACGTTCACGCTTCGCACGACATCGTTCTCGTCTGTAGGGAAGTGATCCGCGAGGAACGACGCGAGATGGTGCATCAGGTGACGAGGCCGCAGGTACGTGGTGTGGGGTTCGTAGAACAAGGCGGGCTCGGTGTTGATCTTGCCGTCGTAGTAGAACCCGGCCTGCCATTCCTGCTCATCGACCATCGCAACGTCGATGGCGTTGATCTCCTTCCAGAGTTCGGTGTGTATGCCTGCGCAGTACGGCTCACACACGTAATCCTGACCCGTGGCCCCGTCACCGTTAGGCGGCAACAACACGGCGCGGAACACGGGCCGGTTCGCCACGTCTTCGGCGGGGAGGTTTAAATCCTCCACGATCGCCACGACTTCGAGTACGTCGTGAACGAGGGGGTCGAGCCCGGTGGTTTCGATGTCGAGTGAGATGAACTTCATTTTAGTTTTTCCCTTCGGTAAATTGATCTTCGAGGACTCGTCTCAACGAATCCGATAACAGTTTGTTTTGCAGGCCCCGCTCGCGTAGCACCTGGCTCGGGAAGATTCGAGGCAGCGGATCGTACCGTGCAT